TTATAGGTAACCATGATACTTACTATAAAAACACAAATGAAGTAAATGCCTTACAAAACCTCAACATTAGCAAAAACGCTAAAATCTATACTAGAGCGGACACCGTTAATCTTGGTGGGCTTGATATACTTTTCTTGCCTTGGATTTGTGATGATAACTTGGATGATAGCATACACGCTATCGACAATACTACTTCAACCATTGCTATGGGTCATCTTGAAATTAAAGGGTTTGAAATGCACAAAGGGCACTTTAATGACCATGGTCAAGAAAAAACACAATTTACAAAATTCGAAAAAGTCTTAAGCGGACACTTTCATAAAAAATCAGATGACGGCCGTATCTATTATCTAGGTACACAATACGAAATTACATGGTCAGACTATCAATGTCCTAAAGGATTTCATATCTTTGATACTGAAACAAGAGAAATAG